GACGTTTGAACAGACATTATCCATGGTAAAAGTTCCTGAAGCAGAACATTTTCCATCTGAGGGTGGGCAGATAGTTACAGTGAATGAAGTAGATGATAAGAACTATCCTGGACATCTTCACCACGACGGAATGCCTAAAATTGATTCAGAAGCAATAGCCAACAAGGGCGACGGTCCTATAGAAATCGTAGAAACGAACAAAATAATTAACGAACATATTGGGTTGCACAGTGGCAAATTGCCAATACTGAAGATTAAAGATTATATCGTAAAATCATTAGGAGAAATGAGAGCGGACCAAATTGAAAATGAAAATGAAAATTTAGATAACAAAACAGAGAGTATTAAAACCCATACCACCAATATGGTTGACGGAGTTCCTCCAGTAATTAACTACACTAACGATGGAATTATTAGACAAGCAGAGGCGGCGCATTATCTTCAAGACCACGAACATATAAAAGGCCTATGTTCAGGAGGTGAGCAAACTAGTTGTGACCAATTAGAAAATTCTAAGAATGATATATTAGCACCGTTTGGACTAACCACGGATGATATAGGAAAGTTATCAACAGCAACGACAATGAACAATGCGATTAATACTGCAATAGCCGGTGGGGCAGTCGTAAGTCAATATGAAGTTGCAATGTTGCAACATACTGCTGGAATTCCTCTTAACATTACAGGACATGACCCAGAAGATATAGAACGAATAATCAGAGAAGAAACAAACGAAAGAACACCAACGTATCATTTTAGTTCTCTACCATTGGGAGCAAGTCTAGACAATGCTATTTTGTCTGGCGAAAAGCCACTTAATGTCGTAGAAACAGAAGATGTGAATATTAATACAAATGCTAAAACGTGGGATGAGAAAAAAGCATATGACGACCAAATAAGATATCCAAATTCAAACAACGATTGGAAAAATACTCATTGGTTTAAAGAAAAAGTTAATGAAATAACAGACGAATCTTGTCCTAAAGAAAAATTTAATCCAGATACAAGAAGATTAGAATGTACAGGAATTAAAGAAGGAACACTAATTCAAGATGAAGTAAGTGCAATAAATTCTAAAGTTGATGAACTTGATGAGATTATATCTGCCGGCTCATTAAGAGACCAGCATGGTACTGGATTAATACCCGAATTACTTGCGAAACAATATCTATGGACAGATAGTGCAAATGAAACGCTTAATAATCAGTTAGATATTAAAGAATTAGTTCTTAATGTTACAGATAAGGTTTTAATAAAAAATGCGTTAGCGGACAAAATTAATTCTTCTGTAATGTTAGATGGACTTACTGATGACGAGTATCAAAAAGCCGCTGGTTTAGTTAATGATATCAATGCTATCAATTCATCAGCAACAGATGGAAGTCATCGTAGTGACTTGACTTCGGCTGTACATGTTGGTCAACTTCAACATGAATTGGAAACCTTATCAGCAGATGCAACTGCATCCAGTACAAATCTAGATGGATATTATTTTGATAATACATATCGAGATGTAGAAGTTAAAAATCTAGAAGAACTTGAATTACAGATGGCAATAGCCGACCTTTCTCTACCAGCAGAAAATATGACTGGTGTGGCAACTATGGTAGATTCTAATGGAACTACAACTTATATTCCGATAAACAATCCAGTTGACCAAATTGAGGTCGACCAAGCACCAATCTTAGTAAAAACAGGTATTAACACTGCGGATATTATATTACCGGGAAGTTTAAAATCAAGATATTCCAAGAATTTTGCCGGTGAAGGAATTGGTTGGCAATATGCAATGACTCATAAAAATGAGGTTGCTCAATATAACGAGGCCAAAAAGATATACCAAATATTAGTTAGTAGTGATTATGGAGACATGACTACTGTGACTGACGATTTAGGACAGAATTTTCAAGTTAAAGACTTTAGTAATATTGGACCAATTACATACACTGATGCAAATGGAGTCTCACAAACAATTAGTAATCCTAGTGCATATTTTGGTATACATACGACTTCATACAATGATATAAATCCATCATATGGAAAAGACTATAACGATTTAAAAGGAAAGGTTGCAGACTTATTTCCAGATATCGAATCAGGTCTTGAAAGTCAATTAATAGATGGCAAACTTCCTAGAGATAGTAATGGAGTACTTTCACTTACAATAACAGGCGATAAATTTTTTATCGACTCAACACCATGATAGGAGAAAAATATGCCAGGTAAAGGAAATGCATTTGTAAATGCAATTAATACACAAAAGTCGGCAATTCCAGTTCTTGACCATCTGGGAAACGGCGTATACAAGGCTGTTGTTATTACGGAAAACTCGGCTGGTGATAAATTTATTGACCCTACAGGACAAGGCATTGTAGCCGCATATGTTCCTGCACTAGGAGATTCTCCAGAGGAGCCAAGATTTTTTAGACATGCACAAACAGGTGCATTGTTTAATGTTCCAGACAAACAAGGCACTACAATTCTTGTGTTCTTCGCTGACCATGGTAACTTAACAGAGGGATTTTGGTTCGCAACATCAACTGATGTGGTTGACGTAGTTTGTGGTGGTGTTTCTGGAAAAGGTAAAGTTGATGGAAGTGGCTTGGCCGAAGGTGTTTTTTGTGATGTACCAACATTGAAAATCCATGAAGACCAATACTGGGTAGAAGAGGATGATGAAACATTACCAAACAGTGCAACAAATAAGATACTTGCTGACCAAGGAACATTTAGTGATACTTTAAGAGGAACGACAACAACTAATCCTCGTAGAGATGCTGGATATAAAACTGAGGGTGGCAAACAAGCATCTCAGCATTCTAAAGTTATGGGAGTCAAATCATCGGGTGGGTCTTCTTTCTCTATAGATGATGGAAGTATCAGTGAAGATGGAACAATTCATCCCGAGCAAATAAGAATAGTAACTTCTTCGGGTGCTGGTGTTATATTAGATGGTGGCAACGATTTTATTTACGTTGTTAATAGTTCTGGTTCTGGATGGGTAGAGATTGGAGCAAGTGGAGAAGTTATGGTATACGCAGAGGGTTCGTTAAATATGAGAACCGAGAAAGACTTCAATGTTAGAGCCGATAAAAATATAAATCTTGAAGCAAAAGAAAACGTCAATATTAAGAGCATCGAAGGAAATACTAAAATTAATTCAGATAAAGAAATACATTTAAGAAGTAAAGGTAATACAATGTTACAGACTGAAGCAACTCTTAACGTGAATGTTGGAGTTAATGGTTATGTAACAACAGGTGGCAAATTGCACTTGAATGGTCCGACTGCACCAGAGTCAGAACTTATTCTGGTTACAGAACATCCAGATATGCAAGATTTAGCATGTACAATAGTTAAAGATACTATTGTATCTGAAATGCCAACGCACGAACCCTTTGTTAGACCTCATTCTAAAGAATTATCTACGAGCAAGTTTGCGATAGATTCTGCTAGTGATAACGGCTTAGCAAAAGCAGGAATGCCAAGAAGTTCTTCTGGAAATCCACATCGATAGGAATATTAGACTATGATATATGATAAACGAAAAGGTTCATTACTAAATTACATTCAGTTACCATTACATGTTATAACTGAGAATGGTACGTTTTTAGGAACAGGATATCATACAAATGGTAATCCTACGTATGTTCTATCTCATGTAAAAGTGAATCTAGAAAACGTAAATGATTTGACATTCTCGTCAATGAGCAAAGATGCAATTATATTAGATAACAAACCAACACTCACTATTAGTGACGGCATAGTTGGTTATAATTATAAAATATCTGATACTGAGACAAATTATGGTTATATTACAGTTGCGTCTACACGAATAGATATCACAACTAATAAGATAACAAAAGGAATGGCAGAATTCATCTTAGATAAACAACTAAGAAACATTGGTAATGTATTAGAGAGATTCGTTAAAGTAAAAATTGCACAACCACATTATGATGCATTGCTGTATTATTTCTTTAATGAGGGGATTGATACTATAGAAAATAGTTCAATTATTGCACTTATAAATGCACAAGACTGGTATTCAATAACAGACGAAATTCAAAAGAATATAAAACAGAACGGCAAAATTAATCAGAAACTAGCAAATCAAAAGATAAAAACTGCTAAATTGTTTAGTTTTGTTCCGGGATTTTAACGACTTGATATAACTTTATCTGCTAGACCAAATGCTACTGTTTCTTCAGCATCCAAGTAGTTATCACGTTCCATAGCCGCAGTCAATTCATCAAATGTCTTACCAGCAGTGTTGTGAGTTACATAAATTCCAGTCAATCTCTTTTTCATTTTCATAATCTCATCAACTTGAATCTTCATATCTGTTGCTTGACCGCCTGCACCACCACTTGGTTGATGTATCATCGTGCGACTGTTTGGCAATACGTGTCGTTTTCCTTTAGCACCAGCCTGAGCAAGTAATGAACCCATTGAACATGCTTGGCCCATCACAGTAGTTGCTACTGGACACTTAATAAACTGCATTGTATCGTAAATTGCCATGCCAGATGTCACTGCACCACCCGGTGAATTGATGTAAAAGTGTATATCTTTGTCTTGGTTTTCTGCTTCTAAGAATAATAACTGGGCACAAATCAAGTCTGCCTGATAGTCATTGATATCATTAGTCAAAAATAAGACTCTTTCTTTTAATAAACGAGAGAAAATATCGTAACTACGTTCTCCATTAGTTGATTGGTCTACGACCATTGGTACTAGATTTGGCATAAATTATTATCCTTTAGTATAATTAATAGTATTATTTAGTACTATAATAACAGAATTGCATCCATTTGTCAATCTAAAACTACGAATATTAAGAGGAGATAAATACATTTATAAATAAACTACAGAGAAAATAAAGTTATGCCACTATTCACAGGTTTTAGTACTAAAAATACAAATGCGATAAATCACGAGTTAACAGACAAGGATTTAGTGATTGAAGACCTTATGAATCATATCATGACCCGAAAAGGCGAACGAGTGATGTTGCCTACTTATGGGTCAATTATTCACGATATGATGTTTGAGCCGCTAACTGAAGAAACAACTGAGTTGATTGAAGAAGATTTAACAGACATTGTAAATGATGACCCGAGATGTAGTTTTGTTAGCGTTGACATTACCGACTCGAACCACACAGTAAATGCTATGTTACGACTTAAAGTATTGCCATCAAATGAGCCAATAGAGTTGAGTATAGACCTAGCAAGAGAATAACAGAGAGAATATTATGAGCCAAGAACGTACAGACAATTTATTCGCAAGTGAGAGTTGGACAGCAGTCTATACTGCATTCACTAACGTTAGTCTTAAGGCATATGACTTTGACACAATTAGAGCGGCCTTACTAGAATATACATCAAAGACCTATCCTGATAAATTCAATGACTTCATAGCAAGTTCAGAATTTATTGCAATTTTAGATTTAGTTGCATATCTAGGACACAGTTTAGCATTTAGACTAGACATGAACACTAGAGAAAACTTTATGGATACTGCTGAACGTAGAGCAAGTATTCTTCAGATGGCTAAAACTT